TTTTCGCGACGTGTCAACATGCGGGATAGGCGGCCATGATCCCCCGCAAGCTCGGGAGCGTTGGCGATGGCACTTTCAATGAGACTTCGGTTTTTCATTGCCACTAAAGAGGCATTAAACAGATCAACTCCGGTTAAGTTACTTTGATCCGTCGTTTTACGATATGCAAAACGCGTAACAATTGTAGCAGTTCCTGACTGAGTGTTCAAGTCTCCCGCCTCCCACTGAATTGCCTGAGCCTCGATTAACAGGCATGGCAATAATGAAACCGGCTTGAATTGTCCATCCTGATCTATGGCCTCCAGCTGGCCCTCTTCCGCACTAATTTGTTTTAGCCAGGATAAAGCCTTACAGGCTGTAAAAATGGTTCTAAAAATTTCTTCCATTAGAGTTATTTATTATTTACTGATTTCATTTCGAGGACTACAATTGCATTTAAATTGGTTGTCAAAATTTGTGATGTTCCAAGGAACTTGCGCTGCGGGATGTGGATTGGATGAGCCTTCGTTCGGGGTAGTTTGTGGCCGGCTGTGGCCAGATTTGAGGCTACCTTATTACTCACGTATACTATTTTGCCACTTTTGGGGAAAAAGGCCGTTCCGCCCGGATGATTGATGGTACCACCGTCATTATGGATGCGCGCATAGGGTAAGGTTGTACCAACGACCACCATATTATCGGTCTGGCTGAGAACGCGTATATCTTTAAAAAGGTGCCCTGATCCTTTCCCAATTAAAATCCCGCGCCCGGGATCCTGATCATTTTTACGTTTTGCCCAGGGCTCCATTCCGGAGTCAAAACCACCTCGCTGAAAATTTTCCTTAGTCTGGCGTACAGCTTCAGCGCCCAGAAGAGGAGGTAAGCGGCGGATTGCCTCCTTAGCCTGGCGCTTGAGATTATCAAGGGAAACCTTATTACAGGATATATTAATCATCCAGGTCGTCGATATACTGTTTTGACAGGTTAAGACCAAATGACAAAGCGGAATCTGAGGCGGCTTTCATCGTTGGATTTTCATCGTTGAATACCTTACCCGTTTTTCCTGAATTATTGGCAAATTGCGCATCAATCGCCGGAAGATTCATCTCTGAAACATCGGTAGGTTTAGCGTTCGGGTTGGTGACCTGGATAACATCACATCGGCAACCCCAATCAAGTGGCGGATAGTAAGTATCCCAGAACTCATCATCCACCGGACGGATTACTCCGTTCAGTTCAGCATGCTCCTCACGTACCCGATCATCACCCGCAGTGATAAACTCCAGGTATGGCATTACGTCTGCATCATCGGCATATTTCTGCCATTTATCGGCCATAATCCCGGAGCTGGTGGATGTATTCCATTCGGTCTGCATCCAGTTCTTGTTGTATTGGATATTCAGGGAGTCGACCACTTTTTTGAAGTTCGAAAAGGAAAGCGGATTACCGTCACCGTCGAGCATGAGCGCCTTCATGTCGTGTTGAAAGCCCTGAACCTTGGCGGCGCTAAATTGATAGGCATTTTGGATGAGCTTTTCACCTAGCGCCCTTCTATTGCTTCCAAATTCATAATCGCCAATCGTTCCGTAACCCTCTTCAATGGCTTTTACCAGGCTATCGGCAATGAGTTGCACCAAATCTTCATCGACCACAAAACCATCGGGCAGATTATCGTCGTAGATCATTTTGGCAATGCGGTGTGCTTCGGATTGCGCCTGATCGGCAAAAGCATCGATTGGATTCTTTTTACCCCGCAGGGTTGTAAAGAAGCCGGATAAGAGTGCCCTTAACCTTCCGGATGGTTTATCGGGCGTGGTATCCTTTTTTTTGCCTTTGGCGGGCTTTGAGGGTACCGATCCATCCTTACCCTCTTCGGCTAATGCCTGTCCCGCATTCGGTTCCAGCCCTTCATTTACAGCCGGCGCCTGATCGCCCGCAGCCAATGCTACAGCTGCTTTGCTCGCTGTTAAAGCATCGACTGCCGCTTTTTGATCGGCCTTTAATTGATCGTAATTCTCTGGTTTAGGGATATCGAAAGTTTCGTATATATAATCATCCGAAACCGGTACACTAAGATCAATTTTTATGGTCTTAACCATATCGAGCTGAACTTTACGACTTAACTCCTCAGTGTCCTGATAGAAGAATTCGCCACCGGCCATCGGGAAACCATGCAGTTCCATCAACCGAAAGAAGTCGTTATTAAGAATGGACATAATATCCATGCAGTCCTCGTTAAAAACATCCTGCTCCCCACGCTCATGAATTTCACCCAATGCCCTTGCCCCCTTATTGCCGGCATCGGTGGTAAGGGTTGATCCGATTATCAGTTTTGAAATTTCGTCATTGCACGCTGCCTTTAAAAGTTGATAGATATCGCCGGTAAGATTGCTTCCGGCAGCGTCAACCGTAACGTCGGTGCCATCGGGATATGCTATATAAGGAGCTCCTCCCAAATTCGCCAACATTTGTAAGAGTGCAGCCTTACCGGCTGTATCGCTCGGATTATATTTCCCTTTGCGCAGGGGACGGCCAAAAAGCTCGGCCAGTTCTGACCAGTCGCCCATGCAACCGCGTTTCCAGATTACATACTGAGCAGCCGAAACAAGAAGACCAAGGTCGCGATTTCCACCAGCCTCGATGACATAACCGCTTTCGGGATTACTCCGGTAATCGATGCCTGAGGTATCGCCTTGATTAATGGTGACCAGACCAAACTCGGGCATTACATGTTTTCGCGGAATGAGATCGTACTTCAGTTTTTCGTCGGTAAAATCACATTGAACCAACGTATGACCATAAAATTTGTGATCATTGAGGTCGGAAAGCATTTGGCGAAAAGCGGACGTATTTAAAAAATTGGAAACGGCTTCGACTTCCTCACCATCCTTCAGGAAAGATATGGGCATAGCGCGAACAGCCCGGCGTCGCTTATCGATCACAGAACGCAAATGTCCATCTAACATCAAGTCCTCATAAAGATCATAAAGGAGCAAACGCCTAGGCGAAATTATACTTTCAGCGGACTGTATGGCTGTTCGCCATGAGGCAATATCCACATTTGATCTGTAGGGCTGTTTCAGTACAAGCTCTGTGACTTTTATCGTTCCGGTAGCACCGGGTTTTCGTGTTGTCTTGGCCATATATTTTTAAATTATAAATTTCAAAGTCAAATGGGTATAGGTAAATGTTGAGTCCAACATACAAAAGTTCCATTGGGGTTTAGCGTTATGGCAGGACTACTATTACCACATTGTCCGGCGCCTTGATAATGTGGGCACTCGGATTTACGGCAGTCAATTTGTGCAGACTGATCCTTACACATCGGATAACGAATGGGATCCTTATTTATATCCTTATTCTCAGGCATCTTAATAATGTGATACGCGTTTGTCGTTTGATCCGCCTGCAATTGGCGAATAAGCAATTACAGCCGAATTGATATTGACTGATGCAGTACCTAATTGGGCAGCTTTCAAAAAGTCGAGCGCAGCGGCATAGCGAGCGCTGCGGGTATGTGGGATACTGGCAGCATCGACATAGCTCCAAATGTGATAAATAGCCAGGTCGCGTGCGATCATCAGAACCATATCGTCACGCTCAGTTCCAGAATTGGAGAGTTCCGTAGCAATATCATACTTTTCGCTCAGATATGCCCGGAGCTGGCTTGCGGCTTGCGAACAGGCTGTAGTAATTATACTATCGTCGGTGGAAAAATCGAGCGTATCTAAAAGTGTTTGCTCAATACTTGTTTCAAGATCTGCTTTTGCGATGTAGCCCATAATCGTGATTTATTAATAATGTTTAGCGCCTCCTTTTCGAACTCCCAGCGTAATGGGTTCGGAGGCAATTGTTTTTTGATTTAAAATAAAAACGCCTCCTTCAATAGCGTCAGGGCCGTCAATGTGGCTCGTCGTATTTGCAGCGAAGTTCCGGAACTGATCCTCGAGACGGAGCATGTGCGGGTTCGACTTTTCGGCTTCGTTAAAGATCAATCGTCCCTGACGGTTCAACGGCTCAAGGTTCCCCTCGATGCGGGCGAACTTGTCGGGCTTTTTGCGCACGTCGGGAGTGATATGGACATAATGTCCCTTCTCCCTGCCTATGGTAAAGAAAAGCGGCTGAAATACCTGTTCGTAAAAAGGATCCTGCAGCGAGTTGTTTTCGATGTAATTAAACGCCTGACTGCGGCCATTGATATATTGCTCAGTGTCGTAATACCACTCTACAAACCGCGCATTTTTCACCTGTTCGAGAAACCCGGTAAGGATATA